CTTAAGTAAAACAGAAGACTTAAGAGCTAGATTACTCACTAAAAGAAATGAAAAAGAAACTCTTAATAAAGAAACTTCAAGTAACTCTATTAAAGAATACTCAGAAAATAAATCAGAAGAGTTATTTAAAAAAATTGGTATAGATAATGAAATCTCTTCTATTAAATCAAAGATACTTCAACACTTTCTTGAACTTAAAGATTCTAATGATACTGGTTTATTTAAATATGAAGGTAAAGAAGTTACAGATAAGTTTAAAATAATTTATCTTGCTCATCTCTATCGTTCTAAACAACATGCCACTGAGGGTCAAAAGGAAACCGATGCTTTAAAGTGGCTTCGTGAAAGATCCAAAGGGTTAGTTAACGAAATAGATACTGAAGAGGTAGCATTAGCTGATTCAAAAGTTATTAAAAATGGTCGTGGTGGTATTTCAGTAGCTTTACGATTTGTTATAATCCCACAAAATACTATTAATGAGGAAGTTGAATCTAGAAAAGTAGCTTTTGATGTTGGTGATAGTAATGATAGCATAAGAATATCACTTAATTTAAGTTATAAGAAAAATTTAATTGATGATATTAAAACTATTATTGATAATAATGACGAGGATAAGTTAACAGAAATCATAGGAATGATAGAAACTTATCTTGAAAATATTAAGGATATACCAGACATTAAAGATGCTAGAGATTACCTTGAGATGTTAGCATCTAATAAACAAATAGATTACATTGATTTAGTTATAGGAACTGCTGGTCAATTAGGATCTCAAGGTGGTGCTGGTATTTCTGGCAATATTAAAAAAGATGCTGAAATAAAAGTAATAGAATTTAATTCTATAGATAGATCTGGTATTGATAAAAAGAAAACATATAGTTTCTCTTTAAAGGTAAGTGACCGTAAGGATGTTGGTATTATTCAATTTAATGACGAATGGAAGACTGACATTAAATGGGTTTTTGATACATGTGGATTAGATTTTAATAAACTTAATTGGGATAAATTAGCCCCAATTGGTGATTCGGATACTATCATGCAGAATATGAAAAATTATTTCATGAGTTTATCTGGCAGTAACAATGATAAGTTAAGCCAATTTATATTTACTATGTTAGACATGTATGCACATGGTCACGAAGACTCGACTTTAGTTACTATATCACAAAATAGGAAAGACATAAAGGTTTACAGTACAATAATCTCTGAGTATATAAGGTCTAGAAATATTAGAGTTTCTGTTTTGGATATGAATGATCCAAAAAATGTTGAAATTTATTACAATAGAATTAAGAACAGAACATTGAAATCAAAAAGAGGTCGTAAACCAAGTCAAGAGTTGAAACAGTTCTTGCTTCAATTAACTGATGATACGGATGAAAGTTATGGTGTCTTTAAGTTAGTTGAGAGTGAGTCTCGTCGTGCAGGTGCAGATGAAGAAATTAACGAAGGAAGAAAAAAAGAAGAAGTAATTTTTAATCCATATAAAATGGTTATTGATGATGAATTAAATGAATTATGTATAAAACTTTCGGAAGATCTTAAAGACGAGAAAAGAAGAAAGTTCTGGTCAATTAATAGACTCTTTAGAAGAACATTTATCATAGAATCATTAATAGATAAAAATAAACAATACCCTAAACTTCTATCACAATATATCGAAATACTTGAAAGTTTCTCAAGTATCTTATGGTCTTATAGTAAAGACCTAGTATCACAAGAAATTGACTATAAATTAATTGAAAGAATAAAGTTAGATGGAAAATTTGATCTTTCTAGATTCTATAATGATGAGTATGCTTTCTTAAAAGAATACATGATAAACTCAAAGCCACTTGATGATCAAATGGCTTTAGAGGCTGATAAGTTTTACAACACCGCTATCACACAAGCGGGTCAGAAATGTTCTAAGTTAACACATTACATTAAACAGATTCAAGGTGAGACATATCAATAATTGAATGTATTTCAGTGAAGTTATTTTTCTTTACTAGATTAATAAGTCTATCAAAACACTCCCCAGATATTTCTTTTCTGTGGGTAACGATATAGATACATTTATCTGGATAAGCCTTCTTAAATCCTGTCTTTAAGAACTCAAGGAAATTTTCAACACCATCTGAGTCCATAGAAGTATCTAATACTTCATCAAGAACTAATAAGTTTGTTTCAACTGAATTTTGCATTCTTGAGATATCCATAAGGGCTAACAAGACACTTAAATCAAGTCTTTTTCTTTCGCCACTTGAGAAAGAGTTATATGGCCTTTCTTCTCTATTCCTTGAAAGAATCTTTTCTTCTAAGTTCATATTAAAAGCTAAAGTATATTCTGATCCCATTATTTTGAGATATTCGTTTACCTTACTGTTGAGAATAGGTAAGATTCTTGATACAACGAATTTACGAAGACCATCTTCGGAAAGTATCTGTCTAACAACTTCGTAATGTCTAAAATCTTTTGCAACTGATTCTAAGGATTTCTGTGCTTCAACTGTTTTAGATTCTAATACATCAACCTCTTCCTTAGAGATACCAGCAAATTGAATTTTCCTATCCTGTTCTTTAGTTATTTCGGACTGTTTATGTGAAAGATTTAATTTTGCTATTCTTAAATCATCCTTTAAAGAAGTTTGCTTAGTTATATCATCTATAACTTTAAGTAATTTACTTTCTAATTCTTCCTTTTCCTTAAGAACGGTAGCACCTTGTTTCTTCGCATCATTAATAAATTCATCACAACCAGAAACTTGAGTCTTTAACTCAGAGATATATTTCTGGATATAAGGGTTATCCGATGGTGTATGACATGTTGGGCAATGTGGAACATTCTCAATATGGCTCAAAGCTTCTTTGGCTTTATTGATGTCATTTTGTTTTATTTTAATATTAGATCTTAAATCACTTAATGTCGTATCTTTTAATTTAATATCGTTTTGTAACTGTGTTTTGGTATCTACTAATTGAATATCGGTTATTTGAGATTCTATATTAGTGATTTTTTGTTCTAAAACTTTTAATTCATTGTTAAGTTTAATTAGATTCTTTTCTTTTTCTTCGTGGAGACTATCAATTACTGTTTTATTTTTCTCTAAATTAACCTTAGCAGTTTCATATTGCTTATTAAGTAACTGAAAAGCAACTTCTTTTTCACGAAGTTCTGATTTGAAATCTAAGTGTCTTTCTTTGGCTTGATTAGCCATTCTACCATAGATAGCAGATGAAAGAATATTTTCAATTACATCTCTTTTCTTTTGAGCATCCATATCAAGAAAAGGTACAGATGAGTTAACATTTAAAATAATTATGTTATTAAAGCATGTATGGTTAATACCAATTTTCTTTTCAAGCCACTCTTGGTTTCTTCCATTGGCATCGAATTTCTTTAACTCTTCGGATTCCCCAACATAGATTTTTAAATCGTTTGGTTTTATTGATCTAACAACTTTAATTAATTCACCATCTACACGAAGTCTAGCTGTAACGACACAATCTTTTTTATTAATCTTATTAACTATTTCGCTTAAAACAACTTTACCTCCTCTTAATACCTTACCATATATAGCAAATGAAAGAGAGTCAACAAGCATGCTGGATTTTCCAACACCGTTTCGAGATGATGAGTTTTCAACTTTACCAGTGACAACATTAATACCTTTTTGATAATTAAATGTTATCTCCACATTTCCAAAACTCATAAAGTTTTTTAAGGAAACATCAATAAATTCTATTTTAGCCATCGTTATCCCTTGCTGTTAATGAATGTAGTTCTTCTAATATACTTCTAATAATATTCTTGTCAATAGTCTCATCTGCTATGAGAACATTATTAACATATTCAGCCATAAATGATTTTGAATCAGAGGCTTTACCTACTGAGTTTTGATATTGTTCTATAAGTTGTTTTGCTTCTTCGGATTCAGCAATATCATCAATAACTTGATTATCAATTTCAAGATTTAATGGAGTTAAAGACTCAACTTTCTGAATCAACTTAATTAATGTAGCTTCTGGGACTTTTCTTTCAATAATAAGTTTAGTAAAGTTCCCCTTTGCTAATTTAATTTTTTCTACATTTTTAGAAGCAAAATCTTCTGTAGATATTTTAACGAATTTTGGTGAATCATCGTTTTGAATAAAAGTAGTTTCATTTGTCTCTAGATCATATATATGAATACCCTTTTCGTTACCATAGTCACCCCAATCCATCTGATAAGGACAACCTAGGTAAGAAATCTTTCCATCTGCTGAAGTGTTGCGGATATGAAAGTGTCCAGTAAAAACTCTTTTAAAGTTCTTAAAGGTTCCTTGTTCCATACCATGTTCAGATGGAAACCCTCTTTGCATTTCAAAACCTTTAATCTCAAAATGACCTAAACATAAGTCATACTTAATGCTACCAGTAGTTACTGATTTAAATTTTACTTCAGCTTCACTTTCTGGGGATATCCATGGAAACATTATTACCTTTTTTCCATTGATTGTTTCTTCAGATACTTTATCTATTACTTGAACATTTGTAAATTCTCTAATCGCTTCTATAGAATTTACATCTATTCTATTATGATAATACTGATCGTGATTTCCAACTAACACTGTAAACTTAAGTGATGGGAATTCTTTTTGATACCATCTAAAAACAGAAAGAACCCCGTTAAGAGTTCTAACATTTAAACTATTTCTGTTCTCAAATAGATCCCCTAAAATTCTAACATCAGTTATTTTATAATCTTTTACTACTTTTGAAAGAGTCTTAAAAAAGAAATTCTCAATTATCTCAAGATATTTCTCGCTATTGTTCTTTCTTCCAAAGTGGATATCTGATATGAAACACATTCTATAGGCCATAATTACTCCAATGGCCTATATTTTACTATGTTTTTTAGAAATATCCAGTCAAAGTTTAATCAATATTTAAAGTATCAAATACAGTTGAAGATGGTGGATTTCCTTCCAATCTTCTTTGATTTTTTATAAGAGAATCTTTAATATATGAATGTTTCTTCTCTCTTTCAATAGATTGTAAGAAAGCATTATGGATAATAGTTGTGCAATATGAGAATGCATTTCTACCTGTAGCCATCTTAAAACCTTTTGAGTACTTCATTAAAAATAAAAGTGCTTCGGATTTCATTTCATCAATATATGTGTAGTTTTTAAAACTACCACCAGATGCATAGTGATCAACATGTCTTTTAAAAAGTTCACCTAATTTTTCGGTAGCAATTCCAGTTGCAACATAACTCTGGAGTTCTTCGGTATATTCATTTTTATCAATATAATATCTTGATCTCTCAGCAATTGGTTTTTTCTTTCGAATAATATTCTTAATTCTAGGTCCATTTTCTTTAGTCATAAAAATCCTTTCTACAAAAATTTATAAGATGCACTATAATATGATTATATCATACGATTGAAATTATAAAAAGGAATTTATGTCAGCCCAAAAAGATTTACCTAAGATGTTCCAGGCCCCAAACAAGGAACCACCTACTGTATTGATCAACTTCCCATCTGACAAGAACGGATGTGGATACTATCGTAGTATCATACCTTTTGGTTATTTAATGTGTGGTCAAAATTACGACTGCCCATCTCTTTTTGGGTTTAACTTTGATGTTAATTTCATTCAAAGAGCAAATTGGATTAGATTTCAACGTCAAGTTACAGAATCACAAAAGGCTATTTTTAAACAGTATAAAAGCTTGATAGTAAATAATAAGTTTTCAACTAAGTTGACATACGATATAGATGACTTAGTACATGAAATTGAGGACTGTAACATATTAGCATATCAGTACTATACCGAAACTAGAAAGAGAAATCTTATAGAATTATTTAATCTTTCAGATCTTGTTACTTTTAGTACACAATTTTTAAAAGATTATTACTCCGAAAGACATGGCATTAAACACTCACAAGTAATTCCTAACTTCTTACCAAAATACATGTGGGGTCATTGTGGTAAAAGAGATAAGTATAATAAAGGTAAAAACGGCAAACTTCGTATTCTATGGACTGGTTCTGCTAGTCACATAGGAAAAGGTGGTGATATGGAATTCTTATTACCATTAATAGAAAAAACTATTAATGAGTTTGAGTGGGTATTCCTAGGCACATGTCCTCCCCAACTTTTAGGTAAGGTTGAATTCCATGATTGGGCTGATTTCTATAATTATCCAAATCATTTAGATTCGGTTGATGCTGATGTTGGGATAGTTCCAGTTAAAGACCATATTTTCAATTATGCTAAATCAGATCTAAAACTTTTAGAATATAGTGCTGTAGGTCTTCCTTCTCTCTGTTCATCTATAGGTGGTGGTATAGGTCCATATGATCTCATTGAAGGGTCATATACAGTAGAAAATAAAATATCTGCATGGTATCAAGCCCTTAAGTCACTTGAAAAAGACGAATCTTTAAGAAAGAAATATCTTGAAGTTGGTCGTAACGAGTTGAATAGAAGGTGGTTAGAGAATCCAGAAAATATTGCTCTTTATAATAGACTTTACAAAGTATAACTTGGACATAGAATAATTGACATAGGAGAATAACTTATGCCAAAAGTTCCAAAAGAAGAGAAAGTTCCAAAGCCAAAGATGCTTTTTAAGCTAATTGTTGAAATGTACGACAATGGGCATGTTGGTAAGGAAATGATTGAATTTAGAGTAGATGAGGAAATCCAGAAACGTCGTCGTTTTAACCACGATACCTCTAAGGAGTTCCGTGAATCAATTCGTGCTGAATTGGCACAAAATGATCATGTTCTTGCTCGTGATATTCTTATTAGTCTTGGTATTGATCCAAAAGATTTTGCCAACTATATTCAGAATATCCCCCCAGTGAACGTAAATACAGCCGCTACTGTTGTTTGATATTTTTTAAGGAGTCTCATGTATAGCAATGTGTTCATGGATCATCGTCGATCCGAAGTAATATTATGGGAATATGAAAATGGTGTAAAGGTGCAGAAGAGACTCCCTGCACCTTTATATTTTTATTACAAAGATAAGACTTTAAAAAATCCAGATTATAGAACAATTTTTGGTGATCCAGCCAGAAAAATTGAATGTGATACCTGGACAAATTATAAGAAAAAAGTAGAGAAATTTAAATCAACTGGACTTCAATTATTTGAATCTGATGTTCCTATTGAGACTAAATTCATCATTTCGAATTACTTAGGTCAAGAACTTACTATACCAAAATTTGATATTTGGTATATTGATATTGAGGTGCATTCTGTAAAGGGATTTCCTAAACCAGAGGATGCACACTCACCTATTACCATTATAACTGTTTGGTCAACAAGAGACAACAAATATTACATTTTTGCTGAAAAAGATTTTGACGATACTTTCTTAAAAGAAAGTAAAGAAGATTTCACTAAATTTATTTTTAAGAACGAAGAATTAATGCTTCGTCAGTTCATGAATTTCGTTTATTCCAAACATCCAGATTTTCTTTCTGGTTGGAATAGTAACTTTTATGATATTCCATATATAATCAATAGAATTAAGAAACTTTTTGGTGAAGATGCTCCAAGTGCTTTAAGTCCTATTGGTGTTGTGAGAGAATCAGAACAAACTCTAAAGAATGGTAAAGTAAAGAAAACCTTTATGATTGGTGGTATTTCTACCATTGATCTTTTAGAGGTCTTTAAAACATATACATTCGCAGCAAAACCATCTTGGAAACTTGATAGTATTGCTGAAGAAATTTTAGGGGAAAAGAAGTTAGAGTATGAAGGTACACTCGTTGATTTGTATGCCAATTGGCAAAAGTATGTAGAATATAACGTCCACGACGTTCGCTTGTTAAAGAAATTGGAAGCTAAAAAAGGCTTCCTTAACATTCTATTCTCATTCTGCTATGGCTGTAGAGTACCTTTTGATCATTATCAAAAAACTGTTAGAGTTCTTGATGGTGCTTTCTTATCAAAGCTTGCAGAGGAAAATTTAGTACTCCCAGATGTCAATAGAGATCTTGAGCCAACTAAATTCCCAGGTGGGTATGTTAAAGACCCAATTAAGGGACTTCATGAGTGGACTGTTTCATTTGATGCTACAAGTTTGTATCCATCCATCATGATTGGTTGGAATATTAGCCCAGAAACTAAGATTGGTAAAGTAGAATCTTCTATAGTATCCGATCTAAGGAAATTAATAAGTGGAAAAGATGTTGAAGATTATACAACTATGTTCTGTGGTGTTCATGTATCTATAAAAGAATTATCTCAAATGATAATTGGAAGTAAATTCTGTCTTGCTGGTAATGGTGCAGTTTATAAGCAAGATAAAGTAGGTATCGTACCAAGATTCGTTGATGAATGGTTTAAGAAGAGAAAAGAATACAAGAAGAAAATGCTTGAAGCCGAAAAGAACGGGGATAAAGATGCCGAAGTTCTTTATGATAGCTTACAGTTAAACTATAAGATTCTTATTAACTCAGTGTATGGCTATCTATCCACACCTTATTCTCGTTTTTATGATCTTGATAATGCTATGGCTGTTACCTTAACTGGACAGTCCATTACAAAGACTGTTAATGATACTGTCAATAGTTACTTTGAACAGAAATTCGAAGAATCTCATTTAGCCGCTAAATATCAAGCAAAAAATGTTGATGATGTTTGTATATATGCTGACACCGACTCTTTGTATGTTGATATCGGTAAAATAGTTGATTCTTTAAATATAAAAAATAAAGATTCAACCGATCCAGAAGAGATGAAGCCCGTTATTGATGTCATTAATACCGAAATTGTCCCATTTATTTCAAATGTAATTAATAAATCAATGACAATTCTTACTCAGAAAAAATATAATTGTAACAAAAATCTTATTTCGTTTAAGGTTGAAAAAATTGCTAGAAGATCAATCTTCCTTGAGAAGAAAAAATATGTAATGTGGGTTGTTTATGATGGCGAAGCAAATATGGCAGTTGATAAACTCAAAGCTACTGGTATTGAGTTAGTAAGATCATCTACCCCAACATTGGCTAAAAAGTATATGAAAGAATATATTTTTGAACTTCTAAAGAAAATGGATCGTGATAACTTTATTGAAAGAATAAAACAAGTTCGTGAAAAGTTTATGGTCGCTGATATTATGGATATTAGCTTTCCAAGTACCGCTAATAACTTAGAAAAGTACCATAATATGTTTATTGAAAATGGTAAATTTAAATCAACTCCAATTCATATTAGAGGTAGCATCATTTATAATGATTACCTAAACGATAACGAAGCACTTAAAGTTGTTTATGATAACATTTATGAAGGTGATAAAGTTAGATTAGTCCATATGAAAAAAGGTCAGAAATGGCAAACTGATGTAATCACCTTTAAGGAAAAGTGGGTTTCAAAGTTTGATATAGATGATTATGTTGATCGTGAAAAACAATTTGAGAAGGCTTTTCTTAATCCACTAGAGAAATTCTTTGAGCTTCTTAAGTGGGAAAAACCTTCTCTAAATCATAGTGACATTGATAGTTACTTTAAGTGGTGATATTATTTTTTATTTTCTTTAAGTGGTGCGGTATTTTCTTGTCTATTAACAAGACCTAATGCTAAACCTATTGCATGTCTAACATCATCTGTAACCGCAAAAGTTTTATCATTTTTCCTCAAATCCGCTAAAATTTGTTCAGCGGATTTTCCATTTGCAGCCCCATTAGCAATTATTTTATTATTTTCTTCACCTAATTTAGCTGAACCCTCGTCGTTTTTAAGTTTATTTAATACATTTTGTTCAGTTTTATCTTCTGGTGGTGTTTGAACTTGTTGATTTTTAGGAATCTCTGGTGATGCTGTTGGTTGGGTATCTTGGGGAGTTTCTTTAGGAGTCTCTGAGGATGCTGTTGGTTGGGTATCTTGGGTGATTGGTGTGGCTGGTTGAGTCTCTTGAGATGTTGCTGATTGAGTTTCTGGTGCTGATGGTTGGTTTACTTGGGGTGCTGGGGATGGTTGAGTTCCCTGTGGTGCAAGTTTTTTACTATATTTTGGTTGATATTGTGGGTTGACTGTTTTCATTAATGTTTCAGCAGCATCAACGAAAACCTGAGCTTGTTTTTGATTATCATCCAAAGCTGGTTTTAATTTACTAACCAATTCTTGATCTTTATAACCTTCTATTTTTGTTTGTAATTCTTTTAATTTTTCGGTTCTAGATACTAAGCCCTTTATTGCGATTTCAAGAGCTGTAAGAATTCTTGAGTCGTCTTTTTTTGTTGCATCAGATATTTGCTTTGTATACTTCTGATATCTTCTATCATGATTAAAAGCATTCCAAGCTTTTCCTAACGACTGCATTAGACCTTCATTTAATATTAAATTTCTTGAGATTAACTTTTGAATATTTTCGATATCCTTCCAAGTGCTGTCATATTCTTTAATTAAAATATTAAAATTATTCATAAAGTTAAATCCTTTTTAAACTATTTATAATTTTTAAGTAACGATATAATATAATTAGGAGATTATAC